TAAAAATTTTAATTTATTTTTTTGTGAAAAAGTGTTGACAGCTTGCAAGTGAAATAGTAGTATAAGGTATAAGTTGCGGTTTTAGCGCATAGCGAACGCAAAATAAGTTTAGAAACAGCCCTGATCGGAAACGGTCGGGGTTTTTTATTATCCAAACACCAAGCTCATGTTTATCGCATGAGCTTTTTTATTGCCCCGCAAACAAACAGCGAGGTGGAGTATGAGAATGTTAAAAGACGCAGGGAATCAAAGTATTTTTTGGTCTGGCTTTGGCGCATTCTGGGCAATGTATTCATTTCAGGAATGGCTGGCTATTTTTGGTTTGATTATTGGTTTAATCAGTGGTCTCGTTAATATGTACGCTAAATGCCAAGAGGGCAAAGTAAGAGAGAACGAAGAGCGCAGAGCGGAAGAAATGCATCGGGCGAGAATGAAACTATTAGAACAGGGGCTTGATGATGGTGTTAGGGAAGACTAGAAAAGCGCTTGGTGCTTGTTCCGTTATTGCTGTTATTGGGATTATGTATTCTCAATTTGGCGGCGAGCTAAGATTAAGCCCTGCTGGAGCAGAGATAATCGGTAATGCAGAGGGTTGTATGGCTACCCCATATAAATGCCCTGCTGATGTATTGACTGTTGGTATCGGCTCAACAGAATACTCTGGACAGAAGATAGAGCCTAACAAAAAATACACAAATGAAGAGATCGCATACCGATGGAAAAACGATATTAAACTTGCCGAATCGTGCGTTGATAGATACGCCAATGGCAGAACACTACCACAATCTGTGTTTGATGCTATGGTATCTGTTACGTTTAATAACGGATGCGGTAATCTTAAAAATTCAACAATGTTTCGATTAGTGCGAAACGGTAATTATGTTGCTGGGTGTAATCAACTTCTACTCTGGGTTTATGCTGATGGGCGAAAGCTGCAAGGCTTAGTTAAGCGTAGAGAAAAGGAAAGAGCATTATGTTTAGCAGATTTAAAATCTACGCAATCTCAATTATCGCATTAACCATTTTTGGCTTGTGCGGTTGGATTTGGCACCAATCAAAGAATATAGATGAGTTAAGAACCGAAAACCAAGCGCAAGCCAAAACCATAAAAAGCCAAGAGCAAGTAAACCAATCGCTAAAAGATACGATTGAAGTAGAACGCCAAGCAGTAGAGCAACAGAGAGTAATCCATGATGAAATCAAACAAGCAACACAAGACAAAGTGCAAGTTGTCAGAAAGATTATTAAATCACAGCCTTGTTATAACACTCGCATCTATGACGATGCTATTGAGCGGTTGCACTAACAAGGTAACAACAAAGACGGAATACATTTATCCGCCTCAAGCATTTCTAACGCCTTGTGTTAAAACTCCATTTACCGGCAGTACATACGGTGAGGCGGTAGAGCATTTAATCATAGTGCAAGGCGAGCGTGATATGTGTGCTAGTCAAATCACAAACATTAACAAGTGGATTGAATCTACAAAGGATAAAAAATGAAAGTAGGCAGCATTGTAAAACTCCGTAACGGAACATTGTGTGATGTAGTTTATGAAACACAATTCGGGAAATGGCTATTAGTTGAAAAGACAGAAACAGAAGAACCGCCATTCTCTCACTGGCATAACGCCAACGGTACATTCTACGCAGACGATGAAAGTCAGTTAGATGTAGTAGAAGTGATAAATCTCAACTAAATAATAAAAGGATTTCCCTATGTTAGACGTGAAAGGAAAATCCACGTCTGGCCGTGGATTAACACCTAAGCAAGAAAAATTTTGTCAGCTTTATATTGAGCTTGGTAATGCTAGTGAGGCATATCGGCAAAGCTACAACTGCTCAAAAATGACAAGTAAAACAGTTAATGAAGAAGCTGCGAGATTATTAAAAACCCCCAAGATTACCGCAATGGTTGAAGAGCTGCAGCAATCACACCGGCAACGTCATAACATTACCGTTGATAAGATTATTGCCGACTTGCAAGAGGTTCGTGATATTTGCATGGGGCGCAAATCTGTTGTGCTTACTGATGTTATTAAAAATGCTCAAGATGGTTCAGTAAATGCAGTAGATAACACTGTATTTGTTTTTGAGCCAACCAGTGCAAACAAAGCCCTTGAATTGCTTGGTAAGCATTTAGGGATGTTTACACAAAAAATGGAGTTAACTGGTGACTTGCATATTGAGCAGCGAGCGGAGCTAAACTTATCAGGATTGAGCATCGATGAACTTGAACAGCTTGAAAAATTACTCGCAAAAGGAAATCCTGAGCAAGATTCAGATTGAGAAAGCTAAGAAGTCACTAATGCACTTCACCACTCAAACCAAGCCTGACTTTGTGACGGGGTGGTTTAATATTCTCATTGCAAAAGAACTACAGCAATTTTATCAAGATGTAATAGATGGTAAACAGCCTCGTTTAATGATATTTGCTCCTCCTCGTAGTGGTAAAAGTGAATTATTTAGTCGCCGCTTTCCTGCTTGGGCTTTTGGTAAAAATCCAGACTTACAGATGATCGCCTGTTCTTATTCAGCTGATTTAGCCAGTCGTATGAATAGAGATGTTCAGCGAATAATGGATGATGATAGCTACCACGATATATTCCCTGAATCATCATTAAATGATAAACGCATTGAAACTATCTCGGGTAAGACTTTGCGTAATAGTGAAATCTTTGAAATTGCAGGACACAAAGGAGCTTATCGCTCCGCTGGTGTTGGTGGCGGTATTACAGGGATGGGGGCGGATATAGCCATTATTGACGACCCTGTAAAAGATGCTAAAGAGGCTAATTCTCAAACGGTTAGAGATAGTATTTGGGATTGGTACACAACCACGCTTTATACACGTTTATCGCCAAAATCTGGCGTGCTATTGGGTATGACAAGATGGCACGAGGATGATTTAGCAGGTCGATTAATCGAAGATATGAAGAAAGGTGGCGACCAATGGCGCATAGTGAAATTTCCTGCGATTGCAGAGGAGAATGAGGAGTTTCGCAAAGAGGGTGAGCCATTACACCCAGAACGCTTTGATTTAGAACGATTAAGTAAAATTAGAAAGGCTGTTGGCTCTCAAGCTTGGAATGCTTTATATCAACAAAGACCATCTAATAAGGGTGGAGGCATTATTAAAGGCTCTTGGTTTGGTCGATACAAAATCCCTCCATTAATTAAAATCAAAGCAATCTATGCTGATACAGCACAAAAAATTAAACAGCACAACGACTATTCTGTTTTTATTATCGCCGGCAAAGGGATTGATGGAAAGGTTTATATCCTTGATCTTGTGCGAGGCAAATGGGAAGCTCCAGAGCTTGAGCAAACATTAAAAGATGTTTGGACTAAACACAAAGCAAGAAAAGACACCGGGATATTGACTCGAGCAAATGTGGAAGATAAAGCCAGTGGCACAGGATTAATTCAAGCTATACGCAGAAATAATCAAATCCCAATCTCGCCAATTCAAGTTGATGCAGATAAGTACACTCGGGTTTTAGGTGTTCAAGGGTACATTGAAAGTGGCTATGTGATGATACCTGAAAACGCTCCATGGGTAGCGGATTTCATTAGTGAGTGCGAGGCATTTACCGCAACAGATAGTCACGCACACGATGACCAAGTCGATGCGCTTGTAATGGCAATAACGGATATTTTAGGGAAACCTAAATCACTACTGGATTTATAATATGAAATTTTTTGACGGAATAGCATCTCTGGCGTTAAAGCTCGGATTAAAGCAAGAGCAGACGAAATACACTGCTAATTCAATGCTCACTGAAAAGCGAGATGAATTGGAAGCTTTATGGCGTGAAAATTGGATCGCCAATAAAATCTGTATCAAACGCCCAGAAGATATGACAAGAGCGTGGCGAGATGTTTTCTCTAACGATCTTGATTCAGAACAATTAGATGCTTTCACTAAATATGAGCGAAGAATTAAACTTCGTGAAACACTAACCAAAGCATTGCAGTGGTCAAGCCTTTATGGTTCGGTTGGTTTATTAATTGTTACCGATGCAACAAACTTAAATACGCCATTAAGACCGACTGAAAAGCTAAAACGATTAATCATATTGCCTAAGTGGAAAATCGGCACAGCAGGCGAAAGAGAGATGAATATCACCGATGCTAATTTCGGTAAATACAAAGCCTATTCAATCAGTGGTGATGATAAACCTCTAATCGTTCATCATTCAAGATTATTGATTATGAACGCTAATGATACCCCACTATCTGATAACAGCATTTGGGGTATCTCTGACTTAGAGAAGATTATTGATGCACTAAAACGCTTTGATATTGCTTCCGCTAACGTTGGCGACCTAATTTTTGAAAGTAAGATTGATATTTTCAAGATTGAGGGATTAACCGACAAGATTGCAAGTGGCTTTGAGAATGAAGTGGCAAATATCATCGGTGCAGTTCAAGCCATTAAATCATCAACCAACAGCCTATTGCTGGATAAAGAAAACGAATATGACCGCAAAGAACTCTCGTTTGGTGGATTGAAAGACCTTATCACAGAGTTTCGTAATGCAGTAGCTGGTGCGGCAGATATGCCTGTTACAATCTTGTTTGGCCAATCTGTTTCTGGCTTAGCGAGTGGTGATGAAGATATTCAGAACTATCACGAGTCAATTCACCGCTTGCAAGAGTCAAGATTAAGACCTGTTTTAGAGGTTATTGATACTCTAATTTGTGGCGAATTGTTTGGTGGCCAGCCTGATGATTGGTGGTTTGAATTCTTGCCTTTAACCGTTGTTAAACAAGAACAACAAATCAATATGCTTAACACGTTCGCAACGGCAACCAATACTCTAATTCAGAATGGTATCGTAACAGAGCAACAAGTAGCAAATGAGTTACGAGAAAGCGGACTATTTGCCAATATCTCGGCTGATGACATTGAGGACATGAATAATGCTGATGAACTTGCCAGAGATTTTGAAGAACCAAAAGACGAAAGCGAAGAAGTTCAAAACGCTGAAAGTGAGCAAGAGAACGGAGCTTTGGTATAGAACCGAACTCAAGCGACAAGTCAAAGAAATGACCGATACTGTTGAAAGAGCCTTAGAGAAACCTAATGGCTCTTTTTTTATGGACGATTTCAGCGGATTTCTTGCGGTTGGGGTTAAAACTCTGCTTAAAGTATTGGAGCGCTTTGAGAATAAAGACCATTCAGCAGATGACGAAAAAATCGCACATGGCTTTATTAATCGAGGGAATATCCAAAACCAGCAAGAAGTATCAAAGAACTTAAAAAATCAAACTGGGATTGATTTAAGTGCATATTTAGGCAATAGCCCACGCATAGCTGAGAAAGTTAATGCGATGACGACTGCCAATATTCAGTTAATCAAGTCTATTCGCTCTCAATACCTCGATAAAGTACAAAACGCAGTCACGCAAGCGATGGTGAATGGAACGCTGAATAAAGACTTGGTGCAACAGATTAAAGACATCGGCAAAACAACCGAAAAGAGAGCAATATTTATTGCTCGAGACCAATCTTCAAAGCTCAATGCTGCATTAACGCAAGCAAGGCACGAAGATGTAGGGATTACAAAATACACTTGGAGTACATCAGGCGATGAGCGAGTGCGTGAAAGTCACGCAGAAAAAGACGGTCAAGTCTTTGAATATGCTAATCCGCCAGCAGATACAGGACACCCAGGACACGATTTTAATTGTAGATGCGTTCAAATTCCTTATCTTGGTGATGTGCTGGTTGGTGCGAATAAAGCTGAAAAAGAGCTGAAATTAACACAGGAAGAGGCTGTTAAAGAGTCTATTCCTCTAGCTGAAAGTACAATTGAAGTGATGGATAAGTTGAAAACTCTTGAGATTGAATACAATCCAGTTAAAGACTTGCAGAGAGAACTCACGTTTGACGAGATAATTGACAAATTGGCTGGCGGTGATATGACTCAGGGTTCTTGTGTTTCTCTTGCGTTATCTTACATAGGTAATAGGTGTGGCCTTGATGTTACGGATTACAGGGGCGGCAAGAGTCGTGAATTTTTTAGCCGAAACCCTCACACAAGAAAATTATTATCCGCCGATGGAATTAAAATGGAAGTTCATGAGGTGGCTAAAGAGGCTAAGGGTACTGCTGATATTTTGATTGGTTTGCCGCTAAATAAGGAGTATTATTTAAGTACAGGTACGCATGCTGCGATAGTTAGAAGAACTGATAGCGGCCTTGAATATCTAGAAATGCAATCATCTGTAAAAAATGGTTGGATGCCATTTAATAAATACGGAACCGTCATTAAGACGTTGCAAAAACGATTTGGATGTAGATTATCAGCGGATAAATACGGATTTTTGAGCAAGGTGACGATTGCCGAGGTTGATAGCTTTAAAGCTAGGAAAGCTGACTTAAAAGAGGCTCTTGGTTACATTAACACGTCAAAGGATAAACAAAAGAAAGGCTCTTGGGGTAGCGAAAGATGATACTTTGGTTTAAGAATGAAGAAGAGGATGCGGTATGGTGGAAATCAGACACCGAAGCTGTTGGCGAGATAATTTTTTCTTTTGATAAAAAGAAAGAGTTTAATTTTTGGCAAGATTATCCAAATAAACTAACAAAAGAACAGAAAGCTATCTTTGATAAAGAAAATGAAGTTCTAGTTAAGAGCTTAAAAGGTTAGCCTATATTGAAAAAACAACCCGATCAGAAATGGTCGGGTTTTTTATTGGGGTAAATAAATGGAGTTTACAGACAAAACAACTCAAGCAAAAACGCAACGAATTATCACTAAAGATGGTTTTTTAGTAGCACCTGCGACAATTTCTAAAGTTGGCGTTTTTGATTATCTAGCCTCTGAATTAGGTTTAAAAGAGGACGGAATTAAAAAGGTCGCACGAACAGAAAAATCACTATTTTCTGATGAAACCATTGAGAGCTTTGAGAATGCAACGCTCACAATCGGACACCCAAAGAAAGGCGTAAACGCTAAGAACTGGAAAGAGTTGTCCGTTGGGGTTGTGCGTAACGTTAAGCGAGTTGGTGATGAGCTGGCTGCTGAAGCTTGGATTTATGATGAGCAAGCTATTGAAACCATCCAAAAATACGGTATAGATGAACTGTCTTGCGGATATGACTGCAATATTATCAAGTCAAGCGTTGAAGATGCAGATTTTGAGATGTCTCCGATGATCGGAAACCACGTAGCGATTGTGGCAAAGGGTCGCTGCGGTGGAACTGTAAAACTTGCCGATGAGGAAAGAACCGTTATGGGAAAAACCGCTAAATTCCTCGATGCGTTTTTAGGTGCATTCGGCATCAAATTGTCCGATGAACAGAAAAAACAAATCGAAGAAGATGAAGAAACTGGCAAAGATGGTGAGAAAGCTCCAAAAGCTGAAAAACCAACCGAGCCAAAAGAAAAACAATCTGAACCCGAAGATAAAAAGGAAGAAGAAGTGAACAAAGAAGAGTTTGAAAAACAACTTAAAGCCAAAGATGCAGAAATTCAAGCATTAAAAGATGCACAAGCAAAACGTGATGCAGAATTAGCACAAGCGGCAATGTTAGCTGATGCACAATCTGTATTTAAAGATGTGAAATTTGCAGATAAAGCAAGCGTTCGTGAAATCCAAGAGAGCGTGATTGTTGCTCAAGGTATTTTCGATAAAGATGCGGCTGCTAAATTATCTGATGCTGAAATCTCTGGCGCGTATCAAGTAGCTAAAGCGGTTACTGCTAAATTGGCTGATGAACGTAAATCTTTAGGCAATATCTTATTAGGCGATGCGAAAACTGAAACCGCGCCTAAATTAGACTTCAACAAAACTTACAATCAATAGGGGTAATAAATAATGGGTTACGCTTACGAACAAGCTCCAGCAAAAGCTGGTGAATTAGGCAAAGGCAACTTTGCGAGTGCAAAAACAAGTGCAGAGAAAGTAACTGGCAAAGTAAAAGCTGGTGATTTTGTAGCATTAAATCCAGAGGGTGGTGTAAAAGCGTTAGCAGCTAAAACTGATGTATTAGCTGGCGTAGTATTTGCAAGCACTATCCGTGACGAATGGAGCGATGGCGAACTTTGCGATGTGATGCATATTGCAGCAGGCGATGCGGTATGGGTAAACGTTGCAACTGGTAAAACTGTTACACGTGGTAAAAAAGTCTATGTATTAACCGCAGGTGGTGACGGTAAAACTGGTGCGATTCAAGGCGAAACAGATGCTAGTGCAATCGAAACTCCATACACCGTGATTGATGTTAAAGGTCAATTAGCGTTAATTTCTAAATTATAAGGGGCTAAATAGATGTCTTTATTAACTTATGTACAAAACGGTTTAACTGCTGTTAGCAAAGAAATCGCAGAAACCAAATATCCTGAAATTGTGTTTCCACAATTCGTTTTCGTTGACCAGCAAACAGCTGTTGGCATCACAGAAAAATTACACTACGGTGCAGATGAACACGGTTCTTTAGATGATGGCTTAATCACTACTGGTACTAGCACTTTAGACCAAGTGGAAGTTGGCTTTACGCCTAAACGCTCTTATATCGTGCCATGGGCTAAATCTGTTACATGGACTAAACCAGAGCTTGAGCAAGGTCAATTATTAGGCTTAAAACTCGACACAGCGAAAATCATGGCGTTAAACAAAAACGCTCAACAAACTTTACAAAAAGTAGCGTTCTTGGGTCACGCTAAAGATGGTCGTTTGACTGGTTTATTAAACTCTAAAGATGTATCAGTTCACACCTTAAAAGGTGCAGCGGCAGGTACAAAAGTTCAAGCAATGGACTTCGACAAAGCAGTAGCATTCTTCAAAGAAATGTTCTTGGCTGGTTTAGAAAAAACTAAACGCATTGAAGCACCAAATACATTCGCTATTGATGCGATGGATTTAGCTCACCTTGCTTTAACTCAACGTGCGAACACTGACACAACTGCGTTAGAATTCTTAACTAAGAGCTTATCTGCTGCGGCTGGTCGTGAAGTGGCTATCAAAGCGTTACCATCTAACTTCGGTTCACGAGTAACTGATGGTAAAACACGTGCGATCGTTTATGTAAACAGCAAAGAACACGTAATTTTTGATGTGCCAATGACCCCAACTGTGTTAGAAGCAAAAGAAAAAGGTTTGTTAGCTTACGAGTCAGGCTTACGCATGGCATTCGGTGGCGTTACCTTTATCGAACCAGAATCTGCTCTTTATGTAGATTACTAGGAGGAATAAATGCCAACAATAGACGATTTTCGTGAACGTTATCCAGAATTTAAAGAGGTCGATGGTTTCCGCATTGACCTTTTTTTATCGGATGCACAACAAGAAATCAACCAAGCACGATGGGGGAGACTTTTCGAGCGTGGAGTGTTGGCATTAGCTGCTCATTTGCTCCGTCTTTCTCTTTGGGCGACAGAGGGTAACGGTGGAGCAAATCGCAATGTAGCGAGCGAGTCGGCAGGGGAGCTTTCTGTTGGCTATGCTACGCCGACAATCACCGGCACAGATGCAGATTATCAATTAACTGCATACGGCCAAGAGTATTTACGTTTGCGTAAACTCGTTGGGATAGGTGTGATGGTGGCTTAATGACTGTTCAAGTTACAGGTAATCTTGCGAAATTAAAACAGCTTATCGAGCAAATAAAAGCAACTGGCGAAAAGGCTGTGTATGTTGGGTTTCCAGCTGAGTTTAACGAGAATGTAGAGGGTTCTGATAACTTTAATTTAGCCTCTCTAGCTGCGGTATTAGAGTTCGGGAATGAAAATATCCCATCTCGTCCGTTTCTTCGTCAAACATTGGCAGAAAATCAAGAAAAGTACACAGCGTTATTTGTTGAGTTGTTTTCTGCCGGTGTGTCACTTGATCAAATATATGGACAAATAGCCTCCGTTGCTCAAGGGGATGTTCAGCTTGGCATAAGAAATGGCGATTGGACGCCAAACGCACCAAGCACAATAAAACGCAAGGAATCAGACAAGCCTTTAATTGATAAGGGTCGATTATGGCAATCTGTAAGGGGTATCGTCAAATGAGCTTAATTAATCAATTCCCTCGCTTTTTAAATAGCAAATTCAGCCAAAAGGTAGTCGTAAAACATCTACAAGGCGAACATTCAGCTATTGATTACAAGGCGAAGTACATTGAAGAAAAAATCACTGCAATAGTGATGCCAACATCGCCTAACGATGTTCAATTCTTGCCAGAGGGTGAGCGGTTTCTGCCAAGTATTAAAATCTACACAGTTAAGCCTTTGAAGATAGGCGATTTAGTGGATTATCTTGGTGAGACTTACAAAATCAAAACAGTGGGTAATTGGAAAGACTATGGATACTACAACAATATCGGCATTCGACATAGCCAAACTGCGAAAGTGGATTCAAGAGGCTTTGACGTTACCTAAAGAGGCTGTAATCGGTGGCTGGTTGCCAGAAAATCCCCTGCCTGCGTTTATTACGATGGATGTATTAAATACCAATGAAATCGGGCAGGCGACACGAGAATTTGACGGTAAACGAGAACGCATTAGACAGTCAATGCAAAGCACGGTCAGCGTTTCTTGTTTTGGTCGTAATTCACTCGCTCAAAGCTACAAATTAAAAGCTATTTTCCAAAGTTCAGCGTTTCTTTCCTTTCTTAATTCAAATCATTGGGGCGTTATCCGTTTTTCAGATGTTCGCAACTTAACCGCTACGGTTGGTGCAGACTATGAAGAGCGTGGGCAGTTTGATGTTGTATTTAGTCATCATCACATTGTAGATACTCCGTTAGATCCGATTGAGAGAGTTGAGCAACGGACGAATAACAAATCACAAGATATAGGAGCATAAGCCAAATGGCATTATCAATCTCTAATATTGTAAACGTGCAATTAAACACAGTTCCGAAGTCTGCTGCTCGCAAATCTTTCGGTACAGTTGCACTTTTCACACCAGAGGCAGGCCAAGCATTTAATGATGCAACTACACGTTATGTGTATGTTGAAAGTCAAAAAGATGTTGAGGCTCTCTTTGGTACAAATTCAGAAACAGCAAAAGCGGCTCAACCGTTCTTTGCTCAAAGTCCACGCGCGAAACAACTAATCATTGCTCGCTGGCAAAAAGAACAAGCAACCATTGAAGCGACAAAAAATGCTTTGCGTGGTGCGACATTATCAGATGATTTAGAAACTTTTAAATCAATCTCAAATGGCGGTTTCTCAATCACTGTTGGCTCTGCTGTTAAAGTAGTCGATGGATTAGACTTTTCAGGAGCTGCCGACTTTAATGCTGTGGCGACAAAAATCAAAGAAAAACTAACCGCTTTAAAAGTAAATGCTGATGTTGCTTATGATGAGACTGGAAATCGTTTCATTATCTCTGCGACAGATTCAGGCGAAAGTGCAGATACTTTAATTTTCTACGCTGAAAAAGGTAACGCCACAGGTGATTATATCGGTGGAATGTTAAAACTTGAAGATGGTCAAGCAACACGAGTGATTGGTAAAAATCAGGTTCAAGTTAAAGCTGAAAAAGTAGAGCAAGCATTATTTAACGTTTCAGAAGTAGAAAATGGCTGGTATGGTTTCACTTTTGCAGCACAATTAACCGATGCACAAATCGAGGCTGCTGCTAAATACGCTCAAGCAAACGACAAGCTATTCGGTGTTAGCGTAATTAAGACTGAGCATATTGAATGGTCAGCATCTAACGTATTTAAAAAATTGTATGATGCTCAATTAGACCATACTTTAGCAATCTTCGATAAAAACGATTTATACCCAGCATCTTCTGCGCTGGCTCGTTTGTTATCTGTGAACTTTGCGGCTAATAACTCAACGCTTACGCTTAAATTTAAACAACAACCAACAATCACAGCAGATGAAATCACTGCGACAGAGTTTGCGAAAGCAAAACGCTTAGGGATTAACGTTTACACTTATTTTGATGATGCCGCAATGATTGCTGAGGGTACAGTAATCGGTGGTAAATTCGCTGATGAAATCGTTATCCTTGACTGGTTCAAAGATGCGGTACAGAAAGAAGTGTTTGCTCGTTTATACAAATCACCGACTAAAATTCCTTTAACAGACAAAGGTCAAGCAATCTTAATCTCTGCGGTTGAGAAAGTTTGTTTAGAGGGTATTAATAATGGTGCTTTCGCTACTGGTAAATGGACTGGTGATAGTTTCGGTAATCTGAAAACAGATGACTACCTAGAGAAAGGCTATTACATCTGGGCAGCTCCAATGGATACGCTTTCAGATAGCGACCGTGAGCAGCGTAGAGCGACACCAATTCAGGTGGCTGTGAAATTAGCTGGTGCAATCCATTCAAGCGATGTGATTGTGAACTACAACCGATAATTAATAGGGCTGGTTATCCAGCCTTTTCTTTTTAAGAGGAAATATAAATGGCAGTTTTCGACCCTAAACAGGTAGTAGTGTTACTTGACGGAAAAGAAATCTCTGATTGGGCTGATGGTTCAGATGTAATTAGTGCAGCTAACCAAGTTGATGCAGGTCAGTTAGTTATCGGTGCGAACGGTACAGGTGTATTCATCGCTAACCCAGATAATTCAGGCAAACTAACACTGAAAATTAAGCAACATTCTGCTGATAACGCTTACTTATCAAAACTATTTAATCAACAAAAGAGCAGTATTAAAACATTCTTACCAATCACCTTGTCAATTCGTGACTTAATCAACGATGATGTAGTGACAGCAAGTAAAGGTTATTTTACTACTCCAGCACAATACGTTCGTGGTAACGGTCATAATGCCGAGACTTGGACGATTGTTTTTGAACAAATGACAATGAACTTAGAAAAAGGCGTTGAATAATGGAACAGGTTAAGCAATTCACTATCGAAGATGTGACTTACACAATGACACCAGCCAATGCAATGGCTGCGTGGACTGCGTTAAAAAATGCGATGAAGTTACTTCAATCAGTTGATTTATCCGCTCTAGGTGATAGCAGAAAGCTAGGTGCAGGCATTTTAACGACTGTATTAGCTAATCTAGGCGAACCAAGCGTGAAAGAGTTAGAAAATATCGTATTAACTCACACAGCTTGCGAGCAAGACGGTCAGAAATACCGCCTATCAGAACGCTTTGATAGTCATTTTAATAAACATCGTTGGCATCTAATCACTGTATTAAAAGAGGGATTAACTTATCAATTCGCTGATTTTTTTATCGGTGGGGGTGGATTGCTAGCCAATATTCAGGGCAAGCTCAAGGCGTAGAAAGCCAATCAGAAAATAGAGTTGATTGGTTTATTTTCACGCCAATAGTGAAAAAGTTCTGTACGTTGCACGAATTAAGATCTGTTTACTCAATAGCAGATCTTCTTTCTTTCCACGAGGTAATTGTGGAATTAAATCAAATGGAGCAAAGCAAAAATGCTATTAGATGAGTTACTGATAAAAGTCGGTATAGAAGCCGATAGCCAAGCGATGCAAGAGTTTGAGCAATTCCTTGATACGGTTGGAAGTGGTACTGAAAGTGCGGTTGAGGGGCTTGGTGAGCTATCTAAATCCATTGAAAACACGGTTAATACCGATGCGGTGAAAGATGGCGCTGATGCGGTTGATGACTTAAAAGGCAATATTGATAATCTTTGGGCCACAAAGTTCGGTGCTGATGGTTTAGCTCAAAAATTTGAATCGCTTGGCATAGTCATTAACAAAACTACACTTGCAGTAGTGGCACTTGGTGCAGCGTTCTACGGTGCAACGGTTGGCGTTAAAAACTTCGTAGATGGAAATCTTGATGCGTTAGACGAGATTAAACAACTATCTAATGTGACAGGCGAGGCGGCAGATAAAATCTATCTGCTAGGCAAGGTTGCAGAAGTAAACGGTTCATCCGCTCAAGCGGCTCAATCATCAATCGAGGGATTATCTCGAACAATCGGTGAGGCAGCGGCTGGAATTGGTCGAGGTGCTAAGACTTTTGAGCAGTACGGATTAAGTGCTAAGAAAGCAAATGGCGAAATAAAATCATCTAGCGAGCTATTCGGTGAAATATCCGAAAAAATGCAACAGATGAGCGACCAAGAGCAAATAGCAATGCTTGCTAAGTTAGGCATTGATGGCTCAATGATTCAAACGCTCAGATTGGGCAATGATGAATTAGCTGAACAGATTGCTCTAGCAGAAGCCTTAACGCTTGGTGTTGGTAATGCAGAAAACGCAGAGAAAGCGGCAGCTTTTAAAGATGCCTTAACGCAAGTTTCTCAAGTGTTTATTGCTATCGGTGAATACGTTTCATTGCGTATATCGCCATCAATCCAGCGATTAGCTGAACGCTTTACAAAATGGTTCGCAGAGAACAATAACTTCATCAAGGCAATTTTAAATGGGCTTGGTCGAGTGTTCTCATTCTTGTTTGAATTAGCTGGTGCGATAGATAACATCATCGAAAGCACGGTCGGTTGGAAAGCGGTGATTATCACGCTTGGCGGCTTGCTATTATGGTTTAGCCGAAGAATGCTGTTAGCCTTTGCGACAAATCCAATCACCTTAGCGATTGCAGCCATAGCTGGGTTAATCCTAATCATTGATGACTTTATCACTTGGTTACAAGGCGGTGATGCTCAATTCGGTGAATTTTATCAATCTTGTGCGGACGGGTTGCAGTGGATTGAAGATAAATGGGGCGAGCTTTCAGATTGGATTAAGGAAAAATGGGGCGAGGCTATTTCTTGGGTATCTGGGAAATGGAATGCCTTTACCGCAACGTTCAGTATAGGCAACCTTAAAAAAGTATTCGAAAGCGTTAAGCAAACCATTATTGATAAGTTTAAGGCTGCATTTGGTTGGGCTATCGACCTATGGAATAGTATCGTAGCTAAGATTGGTGGTGAGCCAATTAATATTCAAGCTAATGTATCTACTCAAGGCGTGCGACAAGCTGGATTAGGCGTGGCAGATTTAGCCTTAAATGCAGGTGTTTACGCAAAAGCCTCAGAGGTTTCTGCTAGTGGCGTTGGTGGTACTTCTAACTCTGATAACAGTGTTAAGAATAGCAACAATAAAATCACCATTACGCAGCATATTCAAGGTGTCGATAATCCTAAGGCTGTGGCCGACCAATCAGCACGAGCAATCAGTAACCAACTTTCACCAGTTATAGGATAGTAAAGCATGTTTAATTTTGCTCAAGTATCAAGCAGAAGCATAGGCACGATAACGTTTGATGTGGTTACAACGGAAGATCACCAGTCAGACCTTTCAATCACAGAAAATCCAATCGAGTCAGGTGCAGCAATAGCCGACCACGCTGTAGTTCAACCGAAACAGGTTACGATTAACGGGATTATGGTTGACCACGACCATGGAACGTTCGGTATTAATTCGCCTTACATTGGCAATATCCGTGGTGTGGTTGATTTTCTAAATAACTTTCCGTTCCCCGTTCCCGTAATAACTCAAACATCTCAAACAATCGCAAGAGTTGGGCGAGTTATCAGTCAAGCGGCAGGCGTTTACAGCCAAGTAAAAAGCGTAGCAAATCAGGTGCGAGCAATTGCACCTTTTTTGCCAGATTTCGGACTTGGCGGCTTGTTAGATAGCGGAGTGGGCGACAGCCGAGTACAAAAATGTTATGCGGATTTAATCGCTTGCCAAAAATCGGGTGAGACAATCGAGATACAGACAGGAATTCATCTATATAAAGATATGATGATTCAGTCTATATCGGTTAATCAATCGCAAGACGGCAGTGCAACATTTACGATAACCGCAAGAGAAATCTTTATCGTTAACACTCAAACCACACAATCTAGCGGAAGCTCAAACGGTAAAGGCGGAAATAAAACCTCTACCATTGGCAAAACAAAAAGCGGCCGTGCTGCGGTGCAATCGGCATCGAAAACGCAACAAGGCACAACAAGACCAGCTAACGCAGAACCAAGAAAAACATCGGCATTAAAAAATATCTTCTCATAGGTGGCTAAGATGCAAAGAATACCAGTTACACAGTCGCCATACCAAGAACAGACATTTGAATTTAATGGTCGGAAAATCCGCTTAACGTTGAGATTTAATAGTGTAGGCAATTTCTGGGTGATGGATATTTACGAGCCAGTCACCCAGCGACAAATCTGCCAAGGTCAGGTGTTAGCTTGTGGAGTGCCTATCCTGTTACGCTCGGTTCAGCCTTACTTCTTCTACTTGGAAGATGAAAGCGGTGCAGATTTAGATGTTATGGCCGCAAACGACTTAGGAACTAGATGCTTTCTGTATATCGGGGCTAAATAATGAAACAGTTCGGCAGACAATGGAAATTAGATATTAGCAATGAACAAGAAACGCTAAGTATCACACAGTTAAGGGTGGCATTTGAGATTGATAAAACAATCAACGAAAAGCCAAATCCAGCAAAAATCCAAGTTTGGAACTTAAACCGAGACCATATCAATCAATTATTAAGCCAAGATTACAAGAAAGCAGCCTTATCAGTAGGTTATAACGAACTAAGACAGATTTATTTAGGCGACATTACAAAAGTTAGAATTCAGCGAGACGGATTAGACTTTATTTTAACGCTTGAATGTTCTGATGGGCATGTAGCATATACGCAGTCAAGAGCTAAGACAACTCTTAAAGCTGGGGCAACAGATAAGCAAATAGTCGAAGAAATACAAAAGACAATGCCGAAAGTACAGGCTGGAGCGATGGATATTCCTAATCAGCGTAAATTGCCACGGGGAAGAGTATTAAACGGGAACAGCCGAGATATTTTAACCAAGGTGGCAAGAAACAACGGTGCAGATTGGTCGATTCAGGACGGTTCATTAATCTTTCTACCAAAAGACAAGGTGTTAAACGATGAGGCTGTTTTAATCTCGCAATACACTGGAATGATTAACGCACCAGAGCAAACCGATGACGGATTAGAAATAACCTGTCTATTAAATCCAGCTTTACAGATTGGCGGATTGGTAAAAGTCGAATCAATTATTGAATACTTTAACGGTGAGTACAAAGTGATAAAACTTGCTCACTCAGGCGATGGATTAGGCGGAGACTGGCAAAGCAAAATGACAGTGGTCGGTGGTAAATTCCAAAAGGTTGAGAGTGAGAATAGCAATTCTAAATCCGACACGAAAAGCAAGGATAAGAAAAAATGAACTATCAACAATCACTAGCCACACCAGAAACCGCAACAGACCAACAAATCCAACAAAATCAGTTAAATCTACACACCGCACTGCCAGCCAAGGTTGTAAGCTTTGATTCAAGCAAGCAAACAGCAACGCTTGCTGTTCAAGTGAAAATGCAACTGGCAGACGGTAACGGTGCGGATATTCCTCCATTGGTGGATGTGCCTGTTAGCTTTCCTAGAGGTGGTGGATTTGCTGTTACATTCCCATTGAAAGTAGGTGATGAGGGTATCGCTATATTCTCTGAACGCTGTATAGATGGTTGGTGGCAAAATGGCAACGCATCTACTCCGTTAGATTTTAGGTTGCATGATTTATCCGATGCAATGTTTATTCCGGGTGTTTGCTCTGTTCCAAAAGCTATCAAAGGATTTTTCAATGATGGGCTTTCAATGCAAACCTTAGACGGTGGAACATACATTCGCATAAAGAATGGCACAATCCAAATCAAAGGGAATATTGAACACCAAGGCGATGTAAACCATAAAGGGAATACCACACAAACAGGTTCTCATAGTTCTACTGGATTAATCTCAAGTAAAACCGATGTTTCTGCTGGTGGAATTTCAGGTAAATCTCACAAACACGCAGGCGATAGTGGCGGTAAAACAGGAGTTCCAGAATGACGGTAAAAGTTAGACGATTGGATAAAAATCATGACTGGACTTTCGGTCAAGGTTTCGCAAATTACGCTATTGAGTCAGAGGCGATTGCTCAAAACGTTCAAACTAGACTTTGGTCATTTACGAATGACTGGTTTTTAGATTTGGAACATGGCTTACCTTGGTTAGAGCAAATGGGGCGAAATGTGGATTTAGGCGACTGGGAAATTCGGATTAAAAAGCACGTTCTACAAACTGACGGAGTTTCTAAGATTACCAGTTATGAATCAAATTTAGATCCAAATACACGAAAATTAGTAATTGATATTACTTACCAAGACATCTACGGTGCGGAAAACTCCGCTAGTTATCGTTCGTAAGGGGCATTATGGCAACACTAACAGAAACAGGCATCCAAATTGAACGCCTAAACGACATTGTGAAGCGTTTTGAAGATGGCTTTAAGCAAATCTACGGTCAGAATATTGACTTATCGCCAAATACGCCAGACGGTCAAATGGTGGGGATTTTAGCTCAGATTAAAATGGATATTGAAGAGCTTGCCGAGAATGTTTACCGACAATTAGACCCAGATGTAGCGACTGGAGCATGGCTTGAGCAAAGAGTTGCTTATGCCGGCTTAATGCGAAGAGGGGCAAGTTACAGTTATTTACGCTCTGTAATTCTAACTGGTGAGCCTAACACTCAGCTCTACGCTGGGATTGTAGTATCAGACCAAAATAAGGTTCGATGGGTGTTAACATCAGACATTCAGCTAGATAGTAACGGGTCTGGGCGAGCGGATTTTAGAAGTGAACAGCTTGGAAGTTTTAACCTAGCTAAAAACACAACCTTAACCATTGAAACGGTAACGCTTGGATTAACAAGTGCGGTTACTTTTGAAAATGCAGAAGTCGGTGTAGAAGAAGAAACCGACACGCAACTACGTGAACGTTTCTTATTTAGCCGAACAAAGAACGCACAGAATTCAGCAGAAGCAATCACTGCGAAAATAGCAGCATTGCCAGATGTAAAACAAGTTCGAGTGCTTGAGAATAATACCGCTCAACGTGATGCATTAGGTGTAGAGCCTCACACAATTGATGTGATTGTTTACGGTGGCAATGATGAAGAAATCGCCAATGTAATCTATCAAAATAAAGGGGCTGGAGTGGGATTACAGGGTAACACGCTAACAAACCTTAAGAAAGATGGTGAAACGAGACCGATTAGATTTGACAAAGTCTCATTGGTTGACATTCAAGTATCAATGCGATGCGTGCGTTATGAAGATTTTACAGAGATTGACAAAGACCAGATTAAAAAACTCTTAGCTAATCAATCATTTAAAATCGGTCAGACTGTTTCCTTGTCTCGCTTGTACTCTCCAATCAACCAAGTTGGCGGTTTTTGGGTTAAAGAATTGAAAATCGCACGAAAAGGTCAGCAGTTAAAAGCCGAGAACGTGACATTGCAGCCGAGAGACTTGGCAAGAATAATGGAAAGCGACATCGCAATCGAGGTGGAATAATGGCTTATTCAGATTTGCTTATATGGCAGTATCAAGGCAAGCCTAAAGCTCTAGCCACAATCAAAATGATTGAAGATGAATTTGCTCAAAGTTTTATTGATTTATATCAAATTCAAGATGTTTTAAGTATTGAAACAGCAACGGGCAACCAATTGGATTTGGTTGGGAAGCACGTTGGTCAGTCAAGAATTGTTAATGGCTATACTTTGAGACAGTTTTTCGGATTTAAAAATGCGAAAAATGCACTCGGATTCAGTAAAGAGTTTGATGGCGGTGGGCAATGGTACAGATTAAGAGACCCGTTAGCTGATTCTGTTAGATTGTCTGATGATGATTATCGGTTCTTGATTAAATGTAGGGTTATCAAGAACTACCAACTCGGCACAGTTCCAAACATTATTGAGGCTTGCCAGTTTGTTTTCGGTGATGGGTGCAAGGTGATAGATAACTTAAACATGACCGTTTCCGTCAAAGTTCCTAAAAAGAAACTAACTCAATTCTCAACGTTTGCTGTTCGGAATTTAGACATAATTCCAAGACAAGCAGGCACTAAAATTATTTTTGAAATCAAATAGAGGATTCTATGGCGATATATAACAAACCTGACGAAAACGTATTCGCATCTAGTGCTAGACAGGGTGAAGTGAGTAACTTTCCCGATATTGGTAGAGGCTGGGGCATTTCATTCGACCAGACAGGTGGTATTCCTCCTATGGAGTGGTTTAACTTCCTTTTCAAGCGAACAGATGAGAAGTTTGGTTATCTGTTTCAACGTGGATTATCTGAATGGTCAGCAACGCAATCCTATCCAGAGGGCGCTCTTGTTCAGTACAAGAACTTAACCTATAAAGCGAAAAGAGCCAACACAAATAAGAAACCAGATGAAGCTCAATCTAGTGATTGGCAACGCTGGGGATTTACTCAATCAGAGCTTGGTGTCGCAACGCTAACAGGGAGTGGTGTTACTCAACTCTTAACCTCTATAAATAGCAATGACGAAACCAAGTCAGCAACACCTAAATCCGTAAAGATGGCTTACGATAAAGGAGTTGAAGCAAAGACCGCAGCAGATAATGCACAACGCACAGCAAATGATGGCGTATCGAGAGCAAATAACGCACAACGCTCTGCCGACAATGCCAACACCAATGCAAACGGTCGAGTATCTAAAAGTGGCGATACGATTGACGGTTATTTAAGGCTCAATGGTCAGAATGGTGACTGGAGTAAACTTCAATTTGGCGCGCAGAAAGGCGTTTGGGAATTAGAAGTTCATCCTGAATCGCATAATGTAGCAAATCGCCGATTCAATATGAAGTACAACGGGGATTCAACAATTTTCTTAGCGTTCCCAACCATTGGTGATAATGGCGACACGGTAGCATACAGAAGTTGGGTTGAAGATAGACAAACTCCATGGGGCAAAATATCAGACAAGCCAGCGTATGCAACAAGATGGCCGAACGCAGTGGAACAAGGATATTCACATTCTTTAGGTCGAACAGGTTGGACGAAACTTCCTAGCGGCTTAATTATTCAATGGGGCGAAGTGAATGGAATGGGGGTTCATAAATTTCCGATTGCGTTCAATAGTATTGGTCAAGTATTTATTTGTGAACGTTCTTATAGTGACGATGGGGAAATTGTTGTTGTGCGAGATGTAAATAATACATCATTCAGAGCTTGGGCAAGAAGAGACATGGGTGCTTTTTTATTCTTTGCGATTGGGAGTTAGGAAATGGCTTATTTTTACGATGAAAAGACTGATTCATTCTACAATGACGAAGTGAACTCTGTGACGAGCGAGATGATTGCAGTGTCCGATGATGATTTTTCTCGATTTATCGAGAAAAGAAATCAGGGGTGCTTGCTTATCGTTGAAAGCGGAATGATTAAGGTAACTACGCCAAGACCAACTCCGCAACACGATTGGAATGGTAGTGATTGGATTATTTCAAAAGAGAAGCAAGATGCTCTTTTTATTAAAGAAAAAGAAGCTCTATTAAATAGACTGGCAAATAAAGCAGATGAGATTAAAACAAGCTTGCTTGTTGGTTATCCTCAAACAGAGATTGAGAGCTTTTATCGCCAAGAGAAAGAAGCCTTGGCGTGGCAAGCTGATAATAAAGTTGACACCCCGATGCTTAAACAGATCGCAATGGTTCGTGGCGTTCCTTTTGAAGTATTGGTTGAGAAAGTTATTGAGAAAGCATCGAAATTTGCTGTGGCTATTGGCGTAATTATCGGGCAACGTCAAGCGTTTGAAGATCGTTTGCTGGCTTTATCATCTCAAAAAGAATTAGATGCACTTAAAAAGGAAATTGAAGAATGGAAATTCCAAGCAAATTAAAGCTGTATGCTTATCATAATCTAATCGCTCTAGACCAATGGTTTAATGCCTTAACTGGCGGAGCAGCAGACGAAACATTATCAAGTCGCACCTATCGAGGTGCGATTTTAGTTTCTAAGCCAAAAAAACACTGGGTAATTATTCATAGAGTAATTAATTTCCTATTCTTTGATAAAAACCATTGTAAGGATTCATACGAAAGCGAGCTAAAAGGCAGACAGCACGATAAACGTTTCAGTCAAATGCGTAAGGGGGTTTAAATGTCACAAACCGACATTGTTCTTTATCGTGGCGATGATGAAGAGCGAAGAGTGCGGATTTATGAGAAGCAACAAAATGACGAGCTTAAACCATACGACCTAACCAATGTTAAGCGGTTAGATTTATGGGCTAAAGTTAGAAGTCACACTGTAATTTCTCTATCTAGCACAGATGAAACCATTAAGGTTGTAGATGCAGAGAATGGCGTAATTTTGCTTAAGTTTAACCATGATTTAACGAAATACGCTATTTGGTCAGAAGCAAACTACGACTTACAAACAATATCCAATACGGGGGCGGTAAAAACGGTGATTAGAAACGCATTTTTTAAACTAGAGGGCGATGTCACACCGCAACCGAGTGAAGATGACGTGTAAAGATGAATTAGTAGCAATTATTGAGCCGCCTCAAGATATTGAGGTGGTAATTGAAAAGGTCGAGATTGTCAAGTTAGATGATGGACAATGCGACCAGAAAATCCCAACCCTCGAAGAATTGAAAACTTTTTATAATATAGGAGCTTTATAGATGGCAGCACAGGAATTTCACCAAACCCTCACAGCATTTGCCGAGTTCGTAGGTGAGAAAGATAAGGAAATTACTAAACTTATCGGCAACCTAACAACCTTAAGCACGACAGAGAAAACAAATCTAGTCGGCGCAATCAATGAGCTATATCAATCTGTCAGAAGCTTATCAGGAAGCGCAGCAGGCATTAATGATAGCGCAACGAATGAAACCTCAACCTTATCCGCTAAGAAGATTCTTGAGCTTGTAAATCAAGCAAAAACCGATGCGAAAAGCGAAATCTTAGGCGGTAATGTTGCGGCTGAATTAGACACTATCAAAGAGCTTGCTGATGCGTTAAATGGTATGAAAACAGGCGAAGATGGCTTGAATAAACTTATTCAAAAAATCTCACAAGCCAATGAAGCGTTAACCACGCTTAACCAAAAATTCAACACTCTAGATAGCGTGAATTTAAAAGAAGCTTACACTAGAGGTTACAATAAATAATGAGCTTTGATACAACAGTTAAAGAGTTTGCTGAATTTATGGGGACTGAAATTAAGCGAATTGAAAATAAAATTCCAGAGGGTAGCGGTAGTCAGTCCAGTAATTCGATGATAATTACTGGAATTGGGCGACCTGATAAGCCTGATACAACAGGCAATGTGTTAAATGGTGTGCCAAATAAGATCGCTGGTAATGAGCCGAATGGAACTTTCTACAACTCAACAAACGGTGCAGGCGTTGGGGCGTACTTGTGGCAGAAGCAGAATAATAAATGGGTTGTTATTTCTGGCGACACTGGCTCTAGACGAATGAGTAGAGATAGTGTGAATATTAAAGAGGGAAGTATAACCCTAAGACGAGTGAACAATACAGTTGAGTGTTCTTTCAGTAAAGGTCGTTGGGACACCATCTCCTTTTACGGGAGCAGTAATTCTAAATTTACACGAAAAAACCACGCAAAAAGAATGGATATTCTACCTAATAACAAAATACCATTCGGCTTTCGCACTAGCATCCCTGTTATGCTCCCATTCTATAGCGATGACGGTGATGAGATTGCTACTGTGTATGTTGCTAGTATAGGTGATAGAGCTTATATCGAGTTGAGATTCAGGGATAAAGTGCCAACGGCGGATATGGACTATATGCGTATGCCTGTAATCTCTTGGATTACAGACGACCCATTCCCTGATACTCTGCCTTAATCTAGAAGTTCAGCGACTTCTTCCATATTCGGGGCGTAATAGACATTTTGAAGAATCCTGATGTCTTTATGCCCTGATATTTTAGCAAGTGTCATTACATCGACTTTTTTAGCCAATCTTGTTAAAGCCTCTCTTCTGGTATCGTGGAAGTGTAAATACTCTCTGTTAGCCGTCTTTTTAAGCTTTCTAAACGTTGCATCTAGAATATTAGACTTCACCTGAAAGCAAGTATCACCTTGCTCTATTTCATCTCTTAATCTTTCCAGTATTCTCACTGCATTTTTTGAAAGCGGAACAGTGCGAGAAGAACCGTTTTTAGTCATTGGCAAATAAGCCGTCTTTCTCTCTAGGTTTACATTATCCCAAATTAATCCGCATATCTCACCAGCTCGCATCGCTGTTTCAATCGCAAACAATAAGGCGGCCCCAGTTCTTGCCTTAGCCGTTTTTAAACTCTCGCTATATCCGCTAACTTTGACTATCTCGTCAATATCTTCTTGTGTAAATCTTTGCGTTCTTGGCTTGCTTGCTTGCGGTTGTTGCAAACCAACCATAGGGGAGGATTGAATATATCCCCATCGTTCCAGTGCAACTTTGAAAATGTGGCCGATAGTGGATAGCTCTCTGCGAACACTTTCACCTTTGACGGTTTCTAATCGTTCTTTAATCCACAATTCTAAGTCTTGACGAGTAACATCGGATATATACTTATCTGTGATAGGGTGGCGTAGAAAGCGAGTTAATCGGTTGAATTCGTGCTTTTCGCCTCGTTTCGTTGGCGTAACTTCATTCAAATAACGCTTAATCACGTCAGAAAATAGCGTTTCAGGTTGCAAGCCTTTAGCTTGTAACTCTATTTTCTTTTCTTCTTCCGCTCCCCACAAGACAGCCTCCGCCTTTGTGGCGCAAGTTTTGGACTTTCTTATACCATCTCGGTAGATTTCTACACGCCATTTTTCGCCACGTTTTCTAACCGTTGCCATTTTTCACACCTTTTAAAACTATAAATCACCACAAATTAAACCGTCTGGCGTAATTTTGGCGTAATTGGTGCATAAAAATATATAAAAATACATAAAAACTTGCAATACTGGATAAGATTAAAAGAGTAGAGAAGCGATATTTGAGTATCGTAAAGTGTTGATTTCATTAGCAGAAAAGCATAAAAGAAAAATCCCCGTTCAATGAACGAGGATTATAATGTGGTGCCTAGGGTCGGACTCGAACCGACACGGTTATTCACCGGCGGATTTTGAATCCGCTGCGTCTACCAATTTCGCCACCCAGGCANACTTCAGAGCTTATAAATTCTGTGGTGCCTAGGGTCGGACTCGAACCGACACGGTTATTCACCGGCGGATTTTGAATCCGCTGCGTCTACCAATTTCGCCACCCAGGCATTTGGGTTGTTCTGAATTATACGTTTATCTTACTTCGTTGCAAGTAAAATTTCATTAAAAACGTGTGGTTGTTTTAAATTTCATCAACTTGTATTCAAAGATGAAAGGGAAGTTTAAAATAATTTGATACGTTGTCACAATTTATGAGTAAAATAAAAGCTTAGTATTTCTACTAAGCTTTATGATTATCTAATTAAGCGGTTTGACCAGCAAGGTTACCTAAATCTTTATCGATTAAGAATAAGCCTTTGCCATCTTCGCCAAGAAGATTTAATTTGTCTAAAATACCGCTGAATAATTTCTCTTCTTCGTGTTGTTCTGCAACATACCATTGTAAGAAATTGAATGCAGAGTAGTCTTTTTCTTCAAAAGTTTTACCCACTAATTCATTGATTTTACTTGTGATCAATTTTTCGTGTTCATAAGTTAATTCAATGATTTCTTTTAATGATTTGTACTCATGCGCAGGTGCTTCAATTGCAGTGATTACCGCTAATGCACCAGTTTCATTTAAATAAGTGAATAATTTACGCATGTGTTGCATTTCTTCTGCAGCGTGTTCTGATAAGAATTTAGCTGCACCTTCAAAACCATTTTGTTCGCACCATGCACTCATTTGTAAGTAAAGATTTGAAGAGTAGAACTCAAGGTTCATTTGATCATTTAATAATTTGATTACGTTTGCTGATAACATTTTGTATTCTCCTTCTAAAATTATAATGTTGCTAAATCACGATCGATAAAGTAAAGCGAACGACCGTCTTCACCCACCAAGTTAAATTTATCAATAATGCTATTGAATAATTTTTCTTCTTCGTGTTGTTCTGCAACATACCATTGTAAGAAGTTAAAAGTAGAATAGTCTTTGTTTGCAAAAGTTACTTCAACTAATTCATTAATTTTAGAAGTAACGAGTTTTTCATGTTCAAGTGTGGTTTCAAATACTTCTTTAAGTGATTTGTAGTCATTCTTAGGTGCATCAATTTTACCTAAAAGTGGCATACCACTTGTTTCACTTACATATTGGAATAATTTTTGCATGTGTTCTAATTCTTCATCAGCATGACGAAGTAAAAATGCTGCAGCACCTTCGTAACCGTGTTTGCTACACCAAGAACTCATTTGTAAATAAACATTAGAAGAGTAGAACTCTAAATTGATTTGTTCATTTAACTTATCTGCGATTGCTTTATTAAGCATAACCAACTCCTTTCCTTATTAAGTAGAGATTAAAAATAAAAACAAGACTGCTTAACTTGTCATCGGTGTGCATTCTAATCTCACAAATGAGAATAGTCAAGTATTTTTTTAAAATTATTTCTATAAGTCACTAATAACAAAAGAGAAATCAATGTTAATTATTCTCATTTATGTAACATATGTAAAATAAATTCTCATTATCAGATCAAGAATAATGAAATCTGCAGAATTGATGTACGCAATTGTATTCAGAATTCACATAGCGTTATCTACAAATTTCATACTAATTCTAATTATTCCATTTCAAAGACATCCATTTATTTCTTTTATATCCACAACCCAAAATCACCTTATTTTGAACCAATGCATGAAAGTAGGATAGTTATCCATTTTTATTTGTGACATATTTACATATATTATTTAACATAATATACATTATGCGAAATTAATTACAAGGTTAGTGAAAGCTACGTATTAATAAAATCACAAAGTTATGCACAGGTCACGAATACTGCTCAAGCAATGTGGAATCTAGATTAGCAATACCTTGTAACAAGGTTAAATAATGATTTATACACTCTAAAATTGTTATGTAAGGAAAAAATAAAGAGATTTATAGGTGCCAAATAATGACAACGCTACGTGAAT